ATGGAAGCTGACTTTGCACAGTTGGAGTTTCGTGTGGCTGCATTTCTGTCACAAGATAAGACTGCTATAGAAGAGGTGGCTACTGGCTTTGATGTACATAGTTATACAGCTAAAGTTATCTCTGATGCAGGGCAACCTATCTCACGTCAGGATGCTAAGTCACATACCTTTGCACCCTTGTATGGTGCTAGTGGGTTTGGACGTACAGAAGCAGAGGCTGCATATTACAAGCAGTTCACAAAGAAATACAGTGGCATAGGCAAGTGGCATGAGGCTCTCGCCAAGGAAGCACTTAACACTGGCAAGATACGTACACCATCTGGTCGTGAGTTTGCATTCCCTGATGTACAACGTAGACGTTTTGGTGGTGTGACATATTTCACACAAATAAAAAATTATCCTGTTCAATCGTTTGCCACTGCTGACATTGTGCCTATATCTCTGATATACATAGATAAGCTGATGGGTGTAAATCAGATGTGGTCATGTATTGTAAACACAGTGCATGACAGTATTGTAATTGATGTTCATCCAGATGAAACAAAAAAGGTGCTCAAGGTTATAGATCGAACAAATGAAATGCTTACGTCTTTGGTCAACAAGAAGTGGAATATAGACTTCAATGTTCCCCTATTATTAGAAGCAAAAATCGGTGACAATTGGCTTGACACAAAAGACGTAGCCTGATATAACTATACATTCGTAAAACACAAAGGAGAAAATATGAATCAAGTAGCAATAAACACAAACTTTTCAGACATGGCAAAACTCATGGGTATGTCTGTAGATAACAAGCAATCAGAGAAAGCATCTACGCTTGCTCGACTGCGTATATCACACTCACCTATCATGGGTGAGGCTGAAGTAAATGGCAAGACCAAGAAGGTTGAAGTCGTTGAGGGTGGTACATATAGGTTGGAGATACCCGATGGTCCAACTTACTATGCATCTAAGGCAGTTGTACGTCCATTCCTACAACGCTTTATGTACAAGCGTTTTGTAAAAGGTAACGACAGTACACCTAACCGTTACATCAAAACTGTCATGGCTGACAACTTGAACATTGACCTCAAGGACAATGACGGTGGGTTTAACTGTGGTAAACCTGCAGGATACATACAGGACTTCAAGGCACTGCCTGAGTCCATGCAAGAGTTAATCAAACAGATAAAACGTGTACGTGTAATATTTGGCACAGTCGAATTGATTGATCCTGTAGATGCAGCAGGTAAACCTGTTGATCTATCCTCTACACCATTCATATGGGAAGTAGAGAACCGTGATGCATTCAAGTCTATTGGTACAATATTTACCAAGCTAGGCAAGATGCGTAGGCTACCACCGCAACATACGTTTACTGCTACTACAGCAGAACAGTCGTTGCCAAACGGTAACAGCTTCTATCTACCAGAGACTGCACTTGACTTGCAGACTACACTGGAGTTGGACGATGCTACTCAGGAAACACTAGGTAACTTCCTAGCATGGGTGACAAACTACAACGAGTATATATCCAACGCTTGGGATGAGAATGCCCACAAGCATGAGGATGTAGACAAGGAGGGTGTTGAAGAGTTCATCGAAATATCTGAAGAGGACTTTGCATAATGCACCATCCTGCTGAACTGAAACTGCACCAGTTTATGTCTGATGCTGTAAAGGGAAAGACTACCTTCTCTGAAAAAACAGCTAAGAGAATTGGTGCAGAGGTGGCTGATGCAGTCATACGTCAGTTCGGTAGTGGCAAGTCTCGTGAAGAGTTCAGGTTACGGATGTCCAATATTGGGCGTCCTACCTGCCAACTGTGGTTTGAGAAGAACAAACCTGAGACTGCTCTACCAAAGCCGACTACATTTGTTATGAACATGATGCTAGGAGATATAGTTGAAGCTGTTTTTAAAGGTCTGCTTACGGAGTCTGGTGTGGACTTTGATGACACTGATAAAGTTACTCTTAAAGTGGGAGATTCTAATGATACTAGGGTTTCTGGTAGTTATGATCTTATAATGGGTGGTGCTGTAGACGATATAAAATCTGCATCTGATTGGTCATACAGGAATAAGTTCGATTCATATGAGACACTAAAGAATAGTGATCCGTTTGGTTACGTAGGTCAGCTTGCAGGTTATGCACAGGCATCTGACAAACGTGCAGGTGGATGGTGGGTAGTAAATAAAGCCAATGGTAACTTTAAATATGTACCTGCTGCTATTGACATGCGGAAAGAACTTACTAAATTAAAAGAGACAGTTGAAAAAGTTAACGAGAATAAGTTTGAACGTTGCTTTGAAGCTGTTCCTGAGACTTACAGAGGTAAGCCCAGTGGCAACATGGTACTAAATGATAATTGCAAGTTCTGTGACTATCGTTTTGAGTGTTGGCCTAATATGAAAGAGCTACCATCCAAGGTATCGCAAGCACGTGAGCCTAAGATGGTTGCGTATGTTGAACTACAGGAGTAATAACATGCTAGGTGAAGATGAAATAAAAGAAATGCAGGAAGAAGTTCGTGCAATGGAAGCTGAGATCGCAGCTAAGAAGAAAGCACTGCGAGAGGCAAGGTATGCAGGGCTACGTACAGCAGTACAAGCTCGTAAAGAAGCAGACGATGCCATTAAACAGGAGCTAAAAGATTTAGGCTATCCATCCACATCCTTTGGTATTCCACTATATACTAACTGGAAGTTCTAGTGAACCGAAAGCAGTTTCAGGCAGCATTAAAGTATGGCTACAGAAGTGGGCTAGAGATAAAGGTAAAAGATTATCTTGTAGAACACAATGTGCCTATCAAGTACGAAGCCATAAAGATAGAGTGGGAAGACTTGATGTACCGCACATACACCCCAGACTTTTTGCTGCCAAACGGCATCATTATAGAAACCAAAGGACGCTTCACATCAGATGACCGTAGGAAACATACGCTCATTAAGAAGCAGCACCCCAAGCTAGACATACGGTTTGTGTTTGAGAGTTCCAAACGTAAGTTAAGTAAAGGGGCAAAGACAACCTACAGTCTCTGGTGTGAACGTAATAAGTTTTTGTACGCAGATAGAGTGATACCACTAGAATGGTTGAAAGAGAAAGGAAAAGACACGCATCCTGAGTTAATAGAATTTCCATTAGAAAAAATAAAAAGGAGATAGAATGGCAGACAATGATGATAGAATATTTGTAGACTTTGAGCCGAATGATTTCGTTATACGAATATCACCCATACTTGACGCAGAGGATAATTGGACAGGGGAACTTAACGTAGGATACTTAACTATGGATGAGAACTTTCTCAAAGAAGATGACTATACACACGTAGACGTTGTAACTAATATGGCTGTATCATCTATTCCACTAATGGAAGATGACTTAAAGTTTAGGGATCAGCTTTACAACTATACCGCAAGTGTGATAAAACAACAAAGAGAAAGAAAAAAACCAGAAGTAATTAAAGACGGAAGTAACATAATTCAACTAGACTTTAGCGCAGTTAAATAGGAGTGACACATGGCAGATAATGTAAACAAACCACCACACTATAATCACGCAGGTATTGAGTGCATAGAAGCTATTCGTGCTGCACTTACACCAGAAGAGTTTCGAGGTTACATCAAGGGTAACAATATGAAATACACATGGCGTGAAAACTACAAGAACAAAGACGAGGACTTACGAAAAGCAAATTGGTACATGAATTACTATTTGGAGAAACTTGATGCAGATCAAAGTGTACTTAACTTTAAAAATTGATGAGGATGAATATCCTGTGCCTGTCGATGGACAAATAAAAGAAGAGGTAAATGAAACTCTACAAGAATTTATTTACGACATAGACGGAATGATGATTAAAACAATTAACATATTAACGGAGTAAACAATGAGTAATTATTTACCGACTGACTATCAGTCATTTATACACAAGTCACGTTATGCAAAATACTTTGATGGTAAAGGGCGTGAGAGTTGGGGAGAGACAGTAGAACGATACATGGATAATGTAGTTCGTCAGGTTGCAGGTAACGATAGTTATATAGATAACATACGTGATGCAATCCTTGGCTTGGAGATTATGCCAAGCATGAGAGCCATGATGACTAGTGGACCTGCATTAGATAGAGATAATACAGCAGGGTACAATTGTTCGTACTTACCTGTTGATGATCCTAAGTCTTTCGATGAGGCTATGTTCATCTTGCTCTGTGGAACTGGTGTTGGTTTCAGTGTGGAAAGACAGTTCGTCCAGAAACTTCCTGAAATTCCTGAACTGTTCGTCAGTGACACTACTATCGTTGTCAAAGACAGTAAAGAGGGGTGGGCGAAAGCGTTCAGACAATTGTTAGCACTCCTATGGGCAGGTGAGATTCCCAAGTGGGATGTCTCTGCTGTACGTCCTGCAGGTGCAAGACTAAAGACATTCGGTGGACGTGCTAGTGGACCTGCTCCGTTAGTTGAACTGTTCAATTTCTCAGTCCAGACATTTAAAAATGCACAAGGCCGTAGGCTAACATCTATGGAATGCCATGACTTGATGTGTTTTATTGGACAGATAGTAGTTGTGGGTGGTGTGCGTAGGTCAGCAATGATTAGTTTGTCTAACCTGAGTGATGATCGTATGCGTCATGCTAAGTCAGGACAGTGGTGGGAGACTGCTGCACACAGAGCATTGGCGAACAACTCAGTTTCTTACACAGAGAAGCCTGATATTGAAACATTCATGCGTGAGTGGCTATCTCTTGTGGAAAGTAAGTCAGGTGAAAGAGGAGTATTCAACCGTGAAGCATCTAAAAAGCAAGCTGCAAAGTATGGTAGACGTGATCCAGAACATGAGTTTGGAACTAACCCTTGCAGTGAGATTATACTTAGACCATATCAGTTCTGTAATCTTACTGAAGTCGTGGTTAGAGCTACAGATACGTATGATACCCTCGCACATAAGGTCAAGTTGGCGACAATTCTTGGCACTGTTCAGTCTTCCTTCACTAAGTTTCCATATCTGCGAAAAGTGTGGCAACGAAATACCGAAGAGGAACGATTGTTGGGTGTGTCGCTCACAGGAATAATGGACAATCCCTTGATGACTATGAAGAACAAAGGCTTAGACAGTACGTTATCTAAGCTACGTGAAGTTGCAGTAGAGACAAACGCTGAGTGGGCAGAGAGACTAGGTATCAATCCATCCACTAGTATCACCTGTGTTAAACCATCAGGCACTGTGTCTCAGCTTGTAGACTCTGCCAGTGGCATTCACGCAAGACATTCCCCCTACTACATACGCACTGTACGTGGTGATAACAAAGACCCACTCACACAGTTTATGATAGATCAGGGAATACCTAACGAGCCATGTGTATTTAAGGGAGACACGACTACTGTGTTTAGTTTCCCTGTAATGTCACCACACAGGGCTGTAACACGCAACGATATGTCAGCCATTGAACAACTAGAGATGTGGCTCATATACCAAAGATACTGGTGTGAACACAAACCATCAGTAACTATCTCTGTACGTGACGATGAATGGTTAGCTGTTGGTGCATTCGTGTTCGAACACTTTGATGAGATGTCAGGTGTGTCTTTTTTACCACACTCTGATCATACTTATCAGCAAGCACCATATCAGGATTG